GAGCTCATCGTTGTATGCTGAAATGTCTTCACTGTCAGTTACGATGTTGAAGCTTTCTCCAGCAAGCGATCTTGAGACTCTCCCAGAGGGTATTTCAATTTTTTTATCTATTTCTCTGAGCTTTGTGTCTGATGATTGTAACCCAACGGGCAAGTATGTTGCAACGTTTTCGTCGAACAACACAGTGTTTTCATCGTTGAATTGTACGTTGAATGCGCCCGATCTGTCTTTGTCACCAACTCTTTTTACTGTCGGATATTGACCACGTTGGTTGTCCTTGTCACGAAGAGCAAGTCTTGGTGAGTAGGATGTGTATGAGTTCGAGATAGCACCAAATTTGACGTCGTGTAGCGCTTTGGCCTCGACTGCCGTAAGCTCACGGTTCCAGATGGCGACCTCAGATAAGTTACCTTTAAAGTATTGACCTGCTCCTGCCCAGCCGCCAATTGTAATATCAGCTGTTGTCTGTTCCATTGCTACGTAATCGTTGTAATAGTAATAATATGAACTTTTCTCTTCACCATTTACATATATCTTAATTCCTTCAGCAATTTCAGGATTTGTACCAGTACTTCCTTTTGAAGTAAAAGTAATATTATACCAATTTTCTCCCACTATACCCATATCTTCAATAATATGTCTACGTTCCCATCCGTTAGGCGGTGTCTCTGACTCATCATAACATTTTAAAGTTATTGTGGCATCAGAATCGCCGTCGCCGTTATAAAAATAAACTGCATATTCTTTATCAAGAGAACTTACTTTGTTTATTATATTGTAATATGTTTTACTAGAATCTGAAAAGTCTGGTTTTGCCCAAAAGCTTATACTGAACTCAGAGTCCTCTGTACCATCTCCAAAAGAAAGTGAGTTATCTGAGGGATTTGTTATTGTTCCAACATCACTTGTTCCATTAAAAGCTATAGTAGTGTTTTTGTTTTTAAACGGAGTTTCACTTGATAAATCTGGTTCGTCTGTCCAAGTTATGTCGTGACTGTTCCCAGAAGCGTCATTTGTCGTTAGTGGTGTCACGTTGTCGTCAAAAAAGCGCCAGTATGCAACAAGACCTGGGTTTGTTATGTTCGGGTTTCTTGTCCCATAAATAGACTGCCAGTCTTTTGTTAGATCGTGATCAACAATATTGACACTTTCAGCAGTTGTGTTGTCAAGAAATATACTTTTTACTGTTTCGCTCATTTAACTTCCCGTAACTTAATAGAGATACATCTATAATTATAACACTTTTTATTTTCTGAGTAACCCGCCGTAAGCTAAAGAGTCAGTCCCTTCTGGGTTGTTGCCATAGATGAACCCTGATTGTGCCGATTTTATTAAATAGTTTGACCTTGAGCTATCTGGAGAAGACATTAATAATGATGTTATCGACTCTGTTTCTGTTATTAATTCGTTTGCCGTTAGATCAATTGTATCATCGAAGGTCACTTCTTCTTGTGGGACGTCTGACACGAACCCTGGAACTGAAAATGTTATGTACTTTAATGTTGCTTCGTCGTATACACTATCAAACGCCTTTTCTTCGGCATCAAAATAACAGTCACTGTTAATCATTACGTTTTCTATTTTTTGTTGATCTTCTTTTCTTTTGATATCGTTTGTTATAAAAATAGTTCCGAACTCTGGGTTTGAGTTTCCTCCGCATAGCTCTCCAGAGATTCTGTGGGCTTGAAAGGGTGAGTCAACCGAATTGTTGAATACTGTCTCTCTTATAGCAAGTGGTTCAAGAACTCCGTTTTCACGTTTGGGTTCAACAATATTGTTGTCATAAATAACAGGATACTGAACTGTGTTTGTGTCTAAAATCTCCATTGTAGTGAGATCGTAAGTTGAAAATCTGCCTTCGACGTCATTGAAAGGGACATCTCCATCGAACCCGAAAGGTTGTCCGAACTCTCTTTGGGCAACAAAATGGTCGGGATAATTTACATTACGTTGATTGTTTGAAGAAAGTTTATAGAGTAGTGATTCGTTTTTATATTTGTTAGTCGTAACTGAAACACCTTGGCGAAAAGGGTCTACGCTTGTTGTGTCCATTTTCATTAGTGACTTTGTAGCTGCATCGTAAATAGCAGCGACTTCTCTTTTCTTTAGATAATAATCAGTCCAAATAGCGACTTCAGCAATTAGGCCATCGATATTATTATCATCACCAGATCCGTTGTGACCAACATACAATAACTCAGCTGAAGTTTGTGTCCCAGTTGCGTCGTACGCTGCAACAGCTGTTGAGAAACCTTTGTCTATCGATTTGTTAATGTAAAGCTTATAAAATGTTTTTGTCAGTGCGTCGACGTCTGTCCAGTCGTTGCCAGTTGATGATATTACTACGTGATTCCATATGTTTGGAGTTACACTTAGTGATGATGTTATTATATAAGAGTTTAGCGAAGTGTCGATTGTCTTAAATGATATAGTCATATCACTGTTAACTTTTAGTTCATACTCTTGAGTTCCAGTTGTGAGACCTTTTGTAACAAGAATTGTCTCTTTTTCACTATTTAGATAAAACCATACTGAAATTGAAAACTGCTTATCAGTGGCAGCTCCAATTGTCAAAGATGGACTATCTGTTTTTATATACTGATATTTTGTCGCATCTGGAGAGCTTACAATTATCGATCTTACGTCTTCGTTCATTCGCTTTCCGGGAGCAGGTAAGAAAGGAATATCAGTTGACGTGTAAAAGAACGACGCACCTGTCTCTGTATGTGTAGTTGTTGTGTCTATCCCAGAAACAGTTGTCCCGCTAACCCGAGTTAGTAGTTTTAGAGCAGCGGCTGCACTTCTTGAGTATATTTTTTTGTTTTTTGTCTTAAAAGCTTTAGTAAGATCGTAAGGTTCATCTTGTTTTCTTTTTCTTTGAGTGTTTGGAAAGACTACGTCGGCTGATGTTATCTCATCATAAGATAACGCGATCCCAGACGTCAATACTTGTTTGTTAGTTATTGTTTTTGTTTGAGTTTCGAAATCAGAATATTCGTCAGACGTTAGGCTCGCAACGCTAAATGACTCTTCTATTCTTGAAACAGTCCTTTTATTTTCACCAGTATCGTCTTCATAAGGGACTAAAACTCCCGGATCTTTTCGTATTGTATAAGCCATTATCTTTCCTTAAAACTTTTTAACTGTTCCAGCTATTTGAGACAGAAAAATATTGCCCCTTGAATTATCTCTTTCTGATGAGTTCATATAAATGTCATCGAACAAATATTTGAACCTATTTCTCTCGAGCATATGTGACTCAATTATAAAGTTTGTTCCCATATACTTTGTCTTTTTTGGCAAGAGTTGCCTTATTATCTTAGTATAAGCATCGTCGAACCACTTAAAAATTCCCATATAAGCGTCGATGTCAAGTTTGTCAGTTAGTCTGTTAAAATAGATCTTTTGAAGATTTTCAAGATCAATATAAGAGTCTGCAAACATTAAATTTGGTTGTCCCAGTATATCGTTTATTACATCAAGAGAGCTAAACATTTTTATAATATCTTCGTTGAGTGCGTCTATAGAAGAGAATTCAACAGCAAAACGAGGGTCATCAAAAAACTTTTCAAACAGTGGGACTTCATGCACGAGACCTTGAATTGCATTCAATGAGTTTTCTACATTCGTTTCATCTTGAAGCCCGCGAGCTCTAACTTTGTTATTTGTCTGAAGAAGGTCGAATTTTGGTGATATGATATTAAAATAGAAATTTTCCGATTTTATGACAGTGTTTTCTGGTTCAAACCCAGTCCCTAACAAATGTTTTTCGTTTTGTGAATAATCAAATATAGATATTTCACCAAGAGCAGAAGCAACAGTGTCAGATTGATCTGTTGATGCATCAACCCTCAGTCTCTGAAACGAACCTGAAGCATGGGTATTGAAGTTGAAATTGTCAAAAGGTGATTTTACACCCAGTGATGTATAATTTCGAACGTGTTCTTTCCAATCTTTGTCATCAAACGATTTTGACCACATTCTTAAATGCCCAACTTTCCCCTCAAACGTTGTTGTCATTTCTTCGGAACTAGAACCAAAGCTATTCAAAAACTTATTAGACGAAGGAACGCCGAACGTTTGTTTTCCAATTGTAAAGAAATGACCATTGACGTTATCTGTTGCGTCTATAGTTGCAAATGAATCAGATCCATGAAACAACTCTTCGTACAGGGCACTTGTCTGATGAAACTCTTTTATATCACCAAACATTTGGCGTGTCGCTTTTAAGTAATATGATGATGATACGTTATTCTCTATTTCATCAAATCTGTCTCTTCCGACGCATACGTTCCATTTTTTTCCATCAAATATATTGACTCCAGTCAGAACAAGCTCAACTTTTGTTGGTAACAAATTATCAGCAGGAGTCAAAAAGCACTTGATTTTATTATCTTCAGGATCAAGTGACGAAGATTGAGCAACTATATTAACGATAACGTTATCCTGAGATGTGCCTGAAGAGTTTATTCGCAAGAGACTTTGAAATTCTTCGTATTCTCGATCAACTGGGAATGAATAAATTCCTTCGTATAAGAACGACCCTGACGAATATAATCCATCTGATTCGTGATCAGATATGCCATGTCTCGACTGTTGATCAGCATGTGGTATATCATCACCAGGTGAATAAAATGTGTCAATACTGATCATATTTCCTTGAATTTCTGGAAACCCAGTCTCTATTCTTGAACCCGAAAGAAACCCTGATTGTATAAAAGGCATATCGGCTACGACTGCAGTCCCGAGCGATCCAGAAAAATCAAGCATTGTAGAGGTTTCTATTTTTTCTTCTCTTGAATATTTTATGTCATTTTTAAGATTTCCGCCATACTCTCTAAGTCTAAGAAGTGAGTTTGGGTCAACTCCGGCTGAAAGAAGAAACGACTTTATGCTATTTATTGTTCCTTTTGATTTGTATATGTCTTTTAAGTTTACTAAAATTCGACGCCAAATTTGTGACTGAATATATGACAGTGCAGCGCTAGATTTGTCGGTCTCAATTCCTAAATTTGACCCGTCAGAAAACTGCTCCCATGAAGCTTCTGTGAATATTGTGGGCAATTCAAAGCCATAATATTTAGCTACAAAAGTCAAAAAAGTATTTATAGTTGCTTCTTCATCTTCGTATTCAACGTTTATTAAATTTGAAAAATTATCAGTTACTATTTTGATCTCGTCAAAAAACTTGCCCCAAATTAGTAACATAGACGTTAAAAGTTGAGCAGTACCAAGTTTTCCTTCGTTTGGTTTTTCTCCCTTATATGCGTCAAGAATTGACCCGAACCCTTTTTCATCTGAATTTGTGTCTTTCATGCCATCTAAAAAATAATGTGGGGGCACTAGTTTTGTTATTAAATTCGGGTTATTATCATCATATAAAATAGCATCAGTTAACAGCGAATTGTTAAATTCTTTTACTAACGTGTTGTTTGGAAATAAGATAGGAAAATATCTGTCATCTTCTAAATGCATAGGATTGTCGATCAGTGAATTATCTCTTAATGATGGAGTAAAATTATCGACAATACTGTGATATCCGTTCCCAGAACTATCTATCACTACTGAAGGTGTATTTACAGACTCTTCAACGTCGTAAGGTTCATTGAATCTAAAATAGAGAATTAAATCATCATCTTGAAATAACTCTTTGTTTATTTTTGGTTCAATTTCGCTCCACGTTAAAGCTTTGTGATAATATCTAAGCTCGTCAATGTAACCATCAAAAGTCTCAGCAGGTGAGAAGTCAAGGCCAACTTGATATGTCGTCGTATTTCCGGTTCCTATTTTTAAATAATTAGTAGTAGGGGATATTTCGAACATCTCAAGAATTGTATCGTTCGTTATCTTTGTTCCATCGATTGTAACTGATATTGTTGAATCACTGGCTGATCTGTCGAAAACAGCAACAACATGATTCCATTCTGATTTTTTTATGGGTGCCGAAATATATGAAGTCATTTCTGCTGTAGTTACTATGAATAATAAATTACACGTTGTAAGATCAACAGACGCTTCTAAAGCAATTGTAAATCCTATATTTGTATTTTCGAGTTTTTGAAAGACTATTTGATTTAAGTTTGTAACGCCATTTGGGTTTAGTTTCATCTCAATAGAAAATGAATTGTTTTCAGGGTTGAGCCCACGTTCGCCTTTTGTTGGTGATGATTCTTTTATTACTATTCCAGAATTCTTTATATCTTTTACGTTTATATAATTTGAGAGCGCTTTGTCAAACTCTAAAAATCCAGTGTTTTTTGGGAAACTATCTAAAACATATTTCTCAAATCCTGTCAATGAGTTAATAAAATCAATTGTTTCTTTTTTTGTTCCATCGATTGGGTATCCATTGACAAGTTTGTCAAACGCTGTATTTACGTTAGAGACTGCTGAATTGAAAAATGTATGATTTTCAAATTTTGACCAATCAAGATTTAATTGTTGAGTAGATGAAATTGACTTTAACGTCTCTTTAAAGAAGTCTGACTCTGGAAACTCATCAAACAACTTATTGTTGAATAATTTGCTTATAGAATTCGTATAAATTGTCATATCAAACTACCCTAAATATGAAGTCTTCACCAACAGTATATTGTAATCCCGACGTGTTGTCATAAATTCTGAATTTTATTTCGTATGAATTATTTTTTGTAAGATTATTTGTATCGAGACTAAAGAACATTTCATCTGCATCAAACGACACAATGGTTCCCGTCTTGTCAAACGGAATTATAATATCGTTGCTTGATTTATCGACAATAGAGAAACACAATGTACTACTTGATACACCCACATCGACGTCCGAAGATCCTATAAGCAAGCCTTTGTTTTTTAGAGGTACTTTTGAAGACTCAACAAGATTATAATTTCTATCCTCAATAAAGACGTGAAGTCTTACGATATCAGAGTGATTATATTCTTTTTGAAGATTGAGAATTGTAGCTTGATAATTTGTATAATTTACGTCGTCTGTAGAAGATTCGATTGCATCTTTATATTTTATTATTAGTCTTGGCGTTTTATTTTTATCAGTTGAGTGTCGTGATACAAAACGCTTTACAAAACGTGTTTTTGAATCTGTTTCTTCAGTGGCTATAAATGAAAGTCTAAACCCGTAATTCGAAATTGTTTCATCGATCATATCAGAAATTACATCAGTTACGTCAATAACAAGATCTTCAGTCCCTTGAGCGAAGTCTTGAGTCATTCCTGGGTAATCTGTCTTCAGGACATCAGTTACATCAGCGTCGGCGCCCTCTGCGCCCCATAATATATTTCCGGGGCCTGAACTGTTATAAGATGAAATAGTGTAGTTACAGACATCAAGATCATCAAACGATTCTACATCTCGTCCCATTCCTTCAGTGAATTCTTTTGCAAGCGGGAAAAGCTGTAGAGTAAAATTCGATGGTGTTGTTTGTCCCCCGAATGTGTCAAACATATGTAATTCACATGAAAAGTCGGTTAGTGTCGTTGGTGTGAGTGCCATTACATCATCAAGGTCAAATTTAATCAGGGCCCTCGACAGTTCTATCGGGTTGGCTTCACCATCAAAAGAGTTTTCAGAATATAATTTAAAAATATCCAGAGTGCTTGAAAGCCCAGTGTTGGCGTCTGTAGCTCGAGTTGTTTTGTTAAGTATTTTGTTTGTTATATAAGCATCAGCAGTTGCCGGTATTATTTTATACATTATTTCACGTATCCTTGAATATCGTCAGATGAATTCTTTAACTCGAATATTGAGCCAGGTGGTCCTACTAAAAATTTACCCGTAGTGCTTGCAGCTATGTCTATACTTTGGGCGCTGTAGCTTCCACCTGTCTTATTTATTAGTTTACAATAATTTAGCGAGATGACTCCCGAAACGTTGTTGATAATAAGTTCAAGATCAGTACTATTTATCGGCATATCAAGTTGCCACTTTTTTATATCAAAAAATGATTTTATTTTTTTGTTTATGTCTGCGACTATAATACTTTTATGTATAATTCCATCAGTCACTATCTCGTACTCAACGCCGATATTAATAACAAAAGCATCAAGAATATCAATAGCGTCTGTTATTAGTCTATATTGATTCAAATATACTTCAAGATTCTTTTTAAGACTGTCAGAAGAGGCAACTAATTTTCCTGAAGAGTCTCTGCTTATTATAAATAATTGGGTGGAAAATAGATTTGAAGTTGTATTTGAAAGCCCTGCTCTAAATACTCTTCCGAAGTTTGTTGGTAATGTATACACTCTAGTCAAAAGATCGCCTTTTGTAACAATTCTAGACTGAGAATTTTGATGGCCTTTATATTCATATCTTAATTCGTTTATTGTAGGTTTGTCTTCTCCACCTTTTGAAGAGTTTACATTGTTTATATTTAGTGATGTCTTTATTGCAAAATTATTATAAGAAGAAGAGTTTCTGTTATACGTTATTTCTAGATTTTCAATTGTTTTTATTGATTCAGCTGATACATTGTTGTTTAGCCCCCCGCCCTTTCTATAGACTATTGTAAGCTTCGTGTTATACGGTGACATACCCAAAGTTGATGTTGACAGCATGTTATTTGGGTCAATTGATTGTCTACTTACAACTGATTTTCCATACATAGGGAGAGCAAATTCACTTGGGTCCGGTATATAGTCAGTATCTAAAGTCATTGCGTTGCCGCTACCAAATGTTAAGATAGTGAATGATGAACTTCTGTCAAACTCTCTTGTGAATCTGTATGGCGCCGGAAGAATCTCTAAATTATCTGAAACTTTATCATAATCGTAGCTTTTATTTTGCACAGCTTTAAAGACGACATCTTGAGACAAATAATCAACTTCATAGTATTCGTTCCCAGACGAGTCTATTACTCTTAATATTTCGTTAATATCAGCATCTTGTATTGTTATTTTTTTAAATTGTTTAAATTCTCCAACCGGGATTGTTGTTGTTTTAGATTCTCCGGATACACAAATTCCTTTCATTTTAACTATATAAGAATTAGGATTTAAATCTGAGTCGAGATCGTCCACATTTATAAAACGTTCGTGTAAGTATTCGTCAAAAATCTGTTTTGAAAAATCTAAATCTTCCATTAGTTCGAATTTTATTCCCGAATTTGATTTCATTGTTGTCCCTGCTAATATAATAGGTAAGACATCTGGGTCAACAACAACATTATCGTTAATATCTGTTGTTGAAGGCACAGTCAAATAAAAATCTACCTCAACGATAGATGGTGACGATGATCTGTTTTTTATTCCAGCTGATTTTAGAAGCTTTTCAATGTTCTTTGTTTGTGTAGCTGTGTTTATATCTAGCTCGTTAAACTGATGATCTAAGTAGAATGACATCACATCGCCTACATGCGCTGCCATGTCAAGAAACAGTCCGCCCACAGAGGCATCTGAAAAATCTTGAATAGAATCAGGGAAATACGTTGTAGCGTAACTTAAAAGATCAGTTCGAAGTGCGTCGAAGTCACGACCATAAAATGTTCTCTTTTTTTTTCTTGTTAAGTTGTTTATTAATTTTTGTTGCATTTTAACTCACTGGCTGTATTACTACGCTAAGTTTTTTATTTATTATGTTAACGCTTCGTATCGAATACGATATCGATAAATGAGCCGATGCTGCTCCTGTTATTATGTCAATCTTACCTTGCGTATATTCGAAACCTGATAGCTCTATGTATGGCATACTTAAAGATACTGCTGTCTTTATGCGTGACATTACAGCTTGAGCGAAGTCGTCTTCTGACAGTTTCTCTGTTAGTAGTGGTTGAATATTGGCGCCTATATTGAATGAGCCCAATCTTTCGCCATGATTAGTTTTTATCAGATTACTAAGATTGTCATTTATTTGACTTCGAAAATCAGTTGACATGTCAAAAATAACGCCAGTTCCTTTGTTTAATGGCGTTTTTATCCCATAAGAGGCTTCAAACGTGCTGTTTGATTTTAATTCATCAGAATTTCTTTCTATTCCAACGTTTTTGAAATTATATTTTAACATCCATTCCCTCTAATAATAAATATAACGAATATTTTTTTATGTTATTACAAAATTATTCAGGTGGCGCGAGCGCGACTTCTACAAATTTTGAAATAGCGTCCGTCAGATCGCTCCCGAGTGTTTCTATTTTTTTAACAGCGTCTTCGTGATCTTTATTTGTTGTCGAGAGCCCTGATGCCGTTAAGAAAGCTGAAATTATAGAC